AATAATTGTAAGATTAAAGGATTTGACGGAAATACTTACTACTGCTCAAACATCAATATACAAAAATTCAACCCATGACCACAACACTAAAAAACGGAATGTATGTAACGCCTCCGATAAGTAATGAGTATTTGACGGTTGGCAATAGGTATATTATAAATAAAGTTTCTAATGGTTTTTGCGACAATATTCAATTTAAAATTAGAAACGACAAAAACAAAGTAATTACTTGCCTACTTAACAACTGCGCCCACATCAACAACCTTAACTGGAAAATAGTAGAATTATGAAAAACGAACCAACAGATTTAGAAAAGTTTCAAGCGTTGCAAATAACCGCTTTGCAAGATGAAATCGAAAGAGTAAAACGAGATTACGCTCATTTAGAGCTTGAACTATTAAAGTTTGCAGAACAAGCCAAACTATTATCGGGCTTTGCTAAAATAGGGCGTGAAAGAGTTATTAAAACGGTTAAGGATAGTGCGTTTGATAAGCCGATTGTTCAGAAAACCTATCCTACTAACGATGATGTGATGGGACATTAACCCATTACCGAATTATTTAAAATTTAAAAACTAGAAACATGGCAAATACACAAGAATCATTAGAGGCAAAATATATTAGGCTTTACGAGTTTACAAGAAGTGTTTTATTAGCTACACAATTACCGTCTGAATTTGAAGATAATTACGAGATAAAACTCGCTAAAGAAACTATTGAATCATTTAAAAACTAGAAATTATGACAACACCACAAATTATTATTGTATCAATTATATTCGCTATGGATTGCTATTGCTCTATTTATGCTCCAATTAAAAGAAGCAGAAATAAAAACGACATTGAAATAGTATTATTTAATTCGGTAAGAATGGCTCTGACTTACGTTGCTTTAGTTATTATGGCTATGCAAATCAATGACTATTCAAAAAACAAACCGATTGAAAAATACACATTGATTAAAGAAAGCGTTTATATTAAGAACTAACCCAATCCGCAAAATCGGAATATCAATTAAATTAGAGAAGTTATGGAAGAAATATACAATAGTTGGCTCAAAAGAACGTCGCATATAACTCAAAATTGCAAGCTTTGTAAGAATCAAAGATATTACTTTCAATTTCCAATACTTACAGACAGAACATCAGATATTAAGCCAACTATTTATGCTTGTCCGTCTTGTAATTTTGAAGATTTACAAATAGCTAAAAAATCAGACGTTTTACCTTTAGAAAAATTTGTGATGGTAAAAAACGGATTGCTAAATATTTCCAACCTTATTTAAACCAATTCTAAATATCCACTAATAATGAAAATTTAACGTTTGCCGTATCGTTGGTAACGATTAATTTTGTATATTTGAATATTATTAATTTAAAGAAAAAATAAAGATGATAACAAATGTAATTCAATTCCCAGAATTTACGGGAGTAAAATGTTTAATGATGCCTTTCATTCAAGGTGATAGTTCATCATTGCCGAATGAGTTTAAACCTTATGCAAAAATTATAGACGAAAACTATTTAGAGAAAGGCGAAATCGGTTACTTAACAATCGATGAATCTTTTGTAGAATCTGGAAAATCACAACGTGGGTACAATAGCAAAGGAATTAATCGAAACGTACATATTGAAGTTGGTAGAAGTGAAAAAGGAAACAAATGGGGTGGTAATACTTGGGGCGGTAGATATACAACTACTTTAGCTGACGAAACAATGGTATTGATTGCTAATAGTGTTTCTGATACTTGTAGGCTTTGGGACACTAAAGAAATGGCTTATACCAAAGACGGTGATTTGAGCGAACATATTGAAAAATATCCGCCACAAACAGCCATAACGCTAAAGCATGGTGAAGTGGCAAAGATTAGTATTTTTACACCTCACGAATGCGTTTCACAAAAACAATCATCAAACCGTCAGTTTTTTAGAATTGTAGGTAAAGGCGTAAAAGGCAGAGAAAAATACTTTACTAAAAATCCATTATTGAATTAACAATGACCATCCAACAACTAATAAAATCCCGTCGTTTGTATTTAAACCTAACACAAACAGAACTAGCAAATAAATCGGGTGTAAAACAAAACTACATATCCGATATTGAACACGGAAAGTCAACACCAACCCTAGAAACAGTAAACAAACTACTTAAAGCACTTGGTGTTGATAGTGTAGAGAAATTAATTGAAAATGAATTTAAAAAGAGAGAGTTATGAGTGCTAAAAATTATTACAATTCAACAAGAACGGTTCCTACAAATGCTTGGAGCCTAGAATTGGTTTTAAATTTTGCAGATGAATATGCAAAAGTTTTTGCCAAAGAAGAATTGCAAGACTTATTAGATGCTGGCTGTCATTCAGAATATTTGCCAAGTAAGATAAAAGATGCTATTTACAATATCGATAACCCATTAAAAATATAACCAATGCCAACACACAACACCCCAGAACACGACCTAATACACCACCCTAAAAGTCCGATAATGGAACAAGAGGTAAAAGATGATTACGAGAACTTTTCGGAGTTAGATATAGTCAAGCAAGAACGAGCGCACTATCAACGATTATACAGCGCAGAATACGCTAAAATCGAAGCGATTAAAGAGGTTATTGCTTTCGGGCGTGAATCGCAAGTAGCAACAGACAACGCAATACTGAATATGCTTTTAAACAGGTTAGAGAATATTATTAATTTAAAATAAGATGGGTTATGATTACAGCAATGCAAGATTTAAGAAAAGATTTAGAAGAAAGTATTATCTCTGGTAAAGAGGCTCTACAAGAAATTGAAAGTGAGTTTGTCAGAAACGCTTGTGTTATGACTTTGGAAAAAACCATAAATTCTATAATTAATAGAATAGATACCGAGCTGTTAGCTATGGAAAAGAAACAATTAATTGGTTTTGGATATTCTCAAATACAGTATATTGATGCTGAAATTGGCGATTTGATTTATAAAAAAGTTCCTGAAGAGATTTTTGAAGAAACTTACAAACACTCCAACCAATCAAAGCTGATTAATTAATTTAAAAAATGGAGAGAATGAGAACAAAGCAAAGTTTTATAGCGTTTAATTTATTATGGTGTATAGGTTGGTTTCTTATACCAAATCTAATGATTCCTATTGCTTTTCCGACAATAAAAGGAATAGTTATAGTTGTGATTTCATTAGCTATTTATGTATATGGAATTTTAAAACAATCCTACCAAGATTGGCTTGAATGGAGAATTTCAGAATTGGAGGAAAAATTCCAATAGCACAACAAAAACAAAAAGAGCCGTTCAAAGTTTAATTGATAAAAAAAATAAAAATGTTATTATTTGAAAAATTAGAAAGTTTAGGTTACGAGAAAAAAGGTAATTGGTATATTCAAAAAAACATATCAGTAAATCTTTTTACCAAAGAAGTAAAATCTTCAAACAGAAATGTATTGTTTAATTACACTTTTGACAAGGAAGTTGATGTAGATAAATGCGAGTTTATACGCTCGTTTATTTCGTCTTTTGAAACGCAATCGTAACAATCTCACATAACGTTCCGCAACTACACGATGTTGCATACAAACACAAAACTATCTTTCGGTTTAACACGGAACTTAAAAATACAAAACAATAACTAAATTAATCACTAATCTAGCAATAGCGTGTAGTTGCTGTTATAAGTAGCTTTTTTATGGAAACAATTTATTTTCAACCAAAGGGGATTAACCCTCAATATTGTGAGGCTGGTATGATTTCAGAAACAGATAAAGATTATATCTGGTATCTATACGAACCTTGCAAAATATTAATTAGTGAAGTAAAAATTATAGATAAAGAAAATGTGATTTTTGATAAAAAAAACAGATTGTTTCGAGTAAAATAAATAATAGATAGAAGCCCAACGGTTACGGTTAGAGAATGCAATGGCATTTTATATTTTGGTGCTTTATCTGCTAAGTCATTTGACAAATTCACAATCGTAAATCCTATAATCAAATCAATCTAACCATGAACGAACAACTTAGTATAGAACTGCAATTGTATTTAGGCGACTTATTGGAGCAATACAAAACAACTTATGATTATTTTGAAAAGCGGAAAATCATTTTAAAAATTAATGCGGTCGAATTGATCTTAGAAGTGCCACCAACTAAATTTGATAAATTATGGAACAACTTAGGATAGAAGCGGAGAAACGGAATTTAGTTTACGCTAAAAATATCAATAACGAATATAATATTACGGGATTAATCGATATTTCAAAAAATCCACCAAAAATATATTGTTTTTGCACAGAAGAAATTGCTAAAGAAATACTCGACTTCCACACACAGCAATCGAAAGAGAGGGATGCGTTAATAGATGCTAAAGAAACTATCGAACACGCTATCAAAACAATTGAAAGACTTTTATCTGGTAAATCAATTAAAAACTTAGATGAAATTTTAGCCGATTATAAAAGAATTTATAAATCCACTTTAACCAAATAACTTAAAGAAATGAAAAACTACATCGAAAAGAATTTAGAACCAATTTTGATTGGATTTACAATAGCTTATATATTTTGCAAAATTATCGATTTTATGGATGATGTAATTGTAAAAATCGCTTTAATATACGCTAAATAATCCCTCGCGCCTTACAACCTAGAACTAACTGATAACGCAAATAAAATAATTGGAGTATGAAAAGTAAAGAAGAAGTAATACAAATCGCTTGGGATTTATTCGGAGTTGATTCTAATGAATCTTATGACGGATGGATTTCAGCGGAATATATTCCGGAAGAAGCTATTTTGTCTGGTATGTTAGATTTAAAAAACTTTAGAACATCAACAGATTATGACGAGCCTTTTTATCGCCCAAAATCATTACAAGGAATCGACAACAACAACGGCTGGATTTCAATTAATTCAGAAAAGGATTTGCCGACTATCGGGACTTTTTATACAATATTAAGTTTTGACGAAAACATAGTTGAAAGAGAATTTCCGCACCCTAAGTTTACTTTAGAATTTAATAAAGAATGGTGGCTAAAATATGTTACACATTATCAAGAGAAAATTATGCCAAACAAACCCCTACACAAATGAAACCAACACTAACACTACTACTCGCATTACTGCTTATTGGTGGAATCGGGATTAATTTGTATATTCGCAGTAAATAAAATCCGGCAAGATTGAAAATATAAACAACCTCTCTTTGCACTTGCCGGTCATTGAGGGGTTTTTTAATTTAATATTATTATGAGTACAACAGAAGAAAAAGAAATCCAAGAGATTATCAAAAAGAATTTACCAGCACACGTTGGCGATGTTTTAAAACAAAGATTGCTTCAAGCAGATGAAGACGCTATTAAGTTAGTAGCTTTAGGCAAATCCTACGACGCTATGGCTGAAAGAGAAAAAAGTTTGATTTCTGAATTAGAAAAGTACAAACAATTCGATGAAAGAAATTCATCTTTAGACAATCGAGAAAAAGAACTTGATAAAAGAGAAAATAAACTTCAAGTTGACACCTTAACATATCAGTTACAATCTGAAAAAGACAAAACAAAACACGCTTCGGATTTAGCTTTAGGATTGGTAAGGAACACTTCTTATAGAAAAAACGTTTTTGACAACGAAACAGGTCAAGGATATTACGACCAAAACAATAATTGGATTCAACCAAACACTTCTAAATCTTTAATAGAAACTAGAGAAGAAGAATAGAGCTCGCACTAAAGGTTATGGAACAACCTAGCAAACAAAACACAATTAGCCGAAACAAATATTAATTTAAAATAGAGATTATGAGTACACTTACACACATCGACAAATTAAGAAACCCTAACTACTTAGGTGGATGGGATTTATTAGACGAAAACGGGAAAACAGTTGACCGTGTTGTTACCATTAAAGAAATCAAAAACGAAATGGTTTTTCAACAAAAATCACAATTAGAAGAACAAGTAATTACCTTGTTTTTTGAAGAGTGCAAACCTATTATTCTTAACGCTACAAACCGAAAAACTTTGAAAAAAGTTACGGGTACAGAATATATTGAGGAAATGGTAGGTAAGAAAATACAATTAACAACTAAACGAATCAAAGCGTTTGGTGAGTTTCACGATGCGATTAGAATCACAACTAATAAACCAGCGGATATTGCACAAGCGAAACCGATTGATATTGGTGCATGTAAGGTTCGATTAGGCAAATCCACAACCCGTGAAGAACTTATTACGGCTTGGGAAAAATTAACACCATCAGAGAAAAACGTTGCTGAAATTATTGCTGAAAAGGAACGTCTTAAAGGGATATTGAAATAATGGAATTTCACTACGACTTAGAGCAAGGTAGCGTCGAATGGCTAGAGAAAAAGCACGGGCAAATTGGTGGCACTAGAGCAAAACTATTGTACACTAAAACCGACACGCTACTAATTGAAATGCTGGCAGAAACAATCGAGCCTTTTGATGAAGATTCAGACGAAAGCTATAAATCCGATGCAATGGAAAATGGCTCTAATTTAGAGCCACAAGCACGTTTGGAACTAGAAGCATATACTGGTGTTCATTTTAAAGAGTGTGGATGGATTCAATCCGATAATAATATTGTTGGAATTTCACCAGATGGTATTTCAGATTGTGAAACAATACAATGCGAGATTAAATGTCCACAACCAAAGGCGCATATTAGAATGTGTTTAAATGACGAAATACCACGTGAGTATATTCCGCAATGCGTTCATGCGTTTGTTGTCAATAGCAAGCTAGAAAAGTTGTATTTTTGCAGTTACCGACCAGAAAACACTTTGAAGCCTTTATTCGTTAAAGAGTTGACACTCGGAAGCCATGTGAATATCGGAACGGATGCAAAGCCAGTAATGCACCCGATTTCGCACGTGGTAAGAATTATGGATAAAGCAATCGTAGAACTACAAGAACAAATAACAGAATCAATTAATAAATTAAAATTTTAAGTATGGAAGTAAAAGGATTAGTACACGTAAAAACAGATGAAGTTGCGGTTTCATCAAGTTACAACAAAAGAGAATTGGTAATTAAAACTGATGAACAGTATCCGCAGTTTATTAATATCGAGTTCTCACAAGGTAAATGCAACGCTGAAATTGATAAACTAAACGTTGGCGATGAAGTAACAGTACATATAAATCTTGGCGGTCGTGAGTGGGTAAATCCACAAGGCGAAACCAAGTATTTCAATAGTATTAAAGGATGGAAAATTGATATGCCTAAAGGAACATTTTAACACTAAAACACCCGATTAAGTTGCGGGTGTTATTTTTTTTGGTTATATTTACCAATAATCCCGAAAGGGATATTTTTAGCTATTAACTTGTAAAAAAATTTACATTATGACGAAATACGATGCGTCGCAAAGAGTGAAAAGATTGCTTTGTTTTAAATCTCAAGAAGAGGTTGCAAAAGAAATTGGAATTACTAGACCAACGCTTAACGCTAGGCTGGAAAGAAACAACTGGAAAGTTTCCGAACTTTTTTTAATTGAAAGACTATGAGTAAAATATCTTTATTTCCAGAGGGTAAAATATCTACAAAAACAAATAAACTTTCGCCAGCGGTTATTCCATTTTGCAATATTGATTTTGACGACTACTTGCAAAAAATAAAGGACGGTGAATTTCAAGATGAGGTTTTAAAATATCGAACTGGTAAAATTGAAAAATTAAGTTTAAGAGGGGTAACGGCTTCTGGAACTTTTACATATAGAAACAGTAAAAACCTAATTGAACATTCTGGATTTATTTGTATTGATATTGATTCAAAAGACCAGCTAAACTTTAATCTACAAAAAACATTAGAAGAGCTTAAAAACGATTCTTACGTTTATTCTGTTCACGTTTCTTTAGGCGGTTTTGGATTAGCTACTTATGTAAAGATAGTTCCAGAAAAGCATTTAGAATCATTCCTATCGCTAGAAAAATACTTTTTAGATAATTACAAGGTTGTCATTGATAAAAGTTGTAAAAATGTTGATAGGTATAGATTTGTTTCTTACGACCCAGACTTATACATAAATAAGAGAGCTAAGGTTTGGAAGCAATATTTAAAACCAAAGCAATTAGAGCCCAAACAGCATTATGTTTATACAGATAACGACCTAGACTTTGTGTTTCAACAGATTTCAGATAAAGGCATTGACTTGACCAACTCTTACGATGATTGGTTTAAAATTGGTGCTGGCTTGCAAAATAAATACGGCGGTCAACAAGGGCGTGATTTATTTCATTTAGTTTCTCAAAACTCACCTAAATATAATGCAGAAACGGTTAACGATTTATACGATATTTTAGAAAAAAGAAGTGCTGAAAAAATTGCTACTATTGGTACTTTTCTTTGGTTGTGTAAAAATGCTGGTATTGAAATAAAAACCAAACGAACCGAAGTAATTGAAAGGATTGCGAAAGCTAGAAGAAAAACAATTGGCACTAATGGCGGTGCTAAAGATATTGAAACTGCAAAAAAAGAAGCTAAAAAATATTTAGAAGAGTTTGAAAATATTACTGGCGAAGATGTTGACTTGGCAATTAACCAAGTTTTTGAATTACCAGAAAGTGATTTAAAACAAAAAAGTAGTGATGTTTTAGCTGATTTAAAAGCGTTTCTTAAAACATTTGATTTGCGATTTAATAGTATTACTCGTAATTATGAACTAAATGGAGTTCCTATGATTGATAGGGATTACAATTCTATTTATATAAAAGCTATTGAACAAGTTGACGAAAAAATTACTAAAGATAAATTATTTTCGCTTATTGATTCTGAAAACACAATAGAATACAATCCTTTTAATGAGTTTTTTGAAAAGTATAAAAACTTAAAACCAACTGGTAATTTTGAAAAATTATGCGAGTGTTTCGATTATAAACAAATTACTTACGCTAACGGAAAACGGGAACAAATAGATGGTTATTTAGAAATTTTCCTTAAGAAATGGTTGCTTGGAATGATAAGCAGTATGCATGGAACTTACTCATTACTTATACTTGTGCTTACTGGCGGTCAAGGGAACAACAAAACTAATTTTTTTCGTACTCTTTTGCCAGATGATTTAATGAGTTACTATGCCGAAAGCAAACTTGACGAGGGTAAGGATTCTGAAATTTTAATGACTAAAAAGTTATTAATTATGGATGATGAATTTGGGGGAAAAAGCAAACAAGATGCTAAAAGGTTAAAAGAATTAAGTTCAAAGCAATGGTTTAATCTTAGACGCCCTTTTGGTAGAACAAGCGAAGATTTACGCAGGCTTGCTGTTTTGTGCGGAACTTCAAATGATGATGAAGTAATTAATGACCCTACTGGAAACCGTCGTATTATACCTGTAAACGTTATCAATGTTGATATTGATAAAATGAACGAAATAAACAAAGTTGATTTGTTTCTTGAGCTATACAACGAATGGAGAGAGTGTGGCGATAAATGGATGTTGAGTAAAGACGAAATTACAATTTTGAATAATTCCAGTATGATGAATGAGCAACCAAGTCCAGAAGAAGAACTTATATTAAAATATTTTACACCGACTGAATCATTAGGCGGAAATACAACCGAGTTAACCAATACCGAAATCAAAGCATATATTGAGGAAAAGTCAACAACAATAAGACTTAACCCGTATAAGTTAGGGCTTACTTTAAAGAAATTAGGATTTGAAAAAAGAAGTAAAAGAGTTAACGGAAGCTCTCCGAAAATAGTTTATTGGCTTGAATTTGTGTAGCACCCCGTAGTACGGTTGTAGTACCCCTATCTTACTACATACTTTTCAATGTTTATAGGGGTTAACGTAATTTTGTTTTTTTAAGGGGTACTACACCTTAAGTATTGATTTTATTAGCCTTTTGGCTGTTTGTAGTAGGGGTAATCTATTTTTTTTAAATTTGTTTACATACAAGAGTAATTGCATATTGATTTATATATTTTATTATTGAAAATCCTAGAACTCTGAAAAAAGGGGTACTACACCCTACTACACCTACTACACTAAAAACGTAAATAACTGATTATGATTGAATTAAGAAATTATCAAAACGAAAGTGTTTTTGAGCTAAGAAAAAAAATACTTTTAAAAAAGAAAAAATTGATACTTTGCGCACCTACTGGAAGTGGTAAAACAGTAATGTTTTCTTTCATGTGTAAAAATGCAGTTGAAAAAGGAAAGAGAACTTTAATTATTACAGACCGTATCGAGCTATTAACGCAAGCTGGCGGTACTCTTTCTGAATTTGGATTAAAGCCGATTGAAATAAATGCTAAAAGAAAATTAGAATCACTTAACGGAATTTTATACGTTGGCATGGCTCAAACAATAATTCGCAGATTAAAAGATAAATTGTACCAAGATTTTTTTAATGATTTAGATTTGGTAATTATCGATGAAGCTCATAAGCAAACTTTTACATCGTTGTTAGAATTTATTTCAGATAAGTGTATTGTTATTGGAGCTACTGCAACACCGTATAGAGAAAAAACTCAAAAATCACTTGACGAATTTTACCAAGATATTGTAGAAGTGGTTAAAATATCACAACTAATAGATTTGGGATTTTTAGCTAAACCAAATAGTTTTGGAGTAAAAATAAATCTTGACGGGATAAAAATTACTAAAGGCGACTTTGACGAAAATCAACTTGCTCAAAGATATTCAGATATTAAGCTTTTTAACGGGGTTTACGAAAATTACCAAAGAATAACGCCTAACAAAAAAGCTATCATTTTTGCAACAAACGTAAATAGTAGCAAGCAACTTGTTAACGAGTTTAAAGATAAAGGATTACCGATTGAACATATTGACGCAAATACACCAGAAGCTGAAAGGCGCAGAATTTTGAATTGGTTTAAAAATACTGACAACGCAATGATTAGCAACGTTGGTATTTTAAATGCTGGTTTTGATTGTCCCGATATTGATGTGGTTATTTTGTACCGAGCAACGATGTCTTTGCCTTTGTTTTTACAAATGGTAGGGCGTGGTTCAAGAACTACACAAAGCAAAAGAAACTTTACTATACTTGATTTTGGAAACAATATACAACGACACGGTTTTTGGGAGCAAGATAGAGAATGGAGTTTAAAAAAGAAACGTAAAAAAGATGGAGTTGCCCCAGTAAAAGATTGCCCTTCATGTTTTGCAATATTACCAATTTCGATGCAAGTTTGTAATTATTGCGGTAATGTATTTGAAAAAACAGAAAAGGAAATTGAAGAGGATGTAATTGCAGTTTTACAGCAAATGAGTTACCAGCAAATTAAAGATGAAATTAAAAATGCAGACTTTAAAAAACTAGAGCAAATTGCAAAAGCAAAAGGTTATAAAATGGGTTGGGTTTACCATCAAATTTATACGCAAGGGCAAATTGAAGAGTATGCAAGTTACAAAGGATATAATAAGAAATGGGTCGAATATCAAATTAACATGAGAGAAAATGCAAACAGAAATTAAACTACATTCAGATTGCTTTTTATGGCATTGGAATACATACCCAAACGAAAGAGGTTTGTTATGCTATAACCTAAATAATTCCGCTAACAAAATTCAAGGCAATCAAAATAAAGCTTTAGGATTAATTAAAGGGCGTTCCGATATGGTTTATTACAAAAAAGGAAAAGCTATAATGATTGAATTTAAAACAATCGACGGCATACAAAGTAATGAGCAGAAGCAATGGCAAAAGATTATAACAGAAGCTGGTTTTCAATATTCTATAATAAGAACTTTAGAAGAGTTTAAATCTTTAATCTACAAGCTAAATGCCTAAACAATCAAAAATAGAACAAAAGCAAAAAGAGTTACACGAATTGATTTTGAAACATAAAAATACAAACGAACCAGAGATAGTAAAATTACAAGCTGAAATAGACTACTTCAATTACGGCATCCGACACAAATGAGTTGTTCGGTTTTGAGTATGATTTTGAAGATAGGTTTGTTGGGAAAATAAAAATATAGAGATATGAAAATAACAGAAAAGATTACGATTACAAATGAGGACAATATGGCTTTAATGGCTCGTTATCCTGACAATTATTTTGATTTAGCGATTTGCGACCCGCCTTATGGGATTGGAATTAGTTCAAATCCCGTAAGACAAAAACACAAAAAAAAGAATTGGGACGATGAAATACCATTAAAAGCGTATTTCGATGAATTAAAGCGAGTTTCTAAAGATTATATAGTTTGGGGAGGAAATTATTTTATTGAGCATTTAAGTAACTCACAAGGGTTTATTATTTGGGATAAAAAACAACCTGAAAACTTCAGTTTAGCAATGGCGGAATTTGCTTATAGTTCAATACAAAGCCCTGCGAAAATATTCAAATATTCAGTTTTGAATGAACAAAATAAAATACACCCAACTCAAAAGCCTGTACAATTATATAAATGGACTTTGTTGAAATATGCAAAAAAAGGATTCAAAATACTTGATACGCATTTAGGAAGTGGAAGCCACGCAATAGCGATTCACGAATTAAATTCATTTGAAAATATGGAATTAGAATTAACTGCTTGTGAAATGGATAAGGATTATTACAACAAAGCAATGGAGCGTATCAATAACCACGTAGCACAACAAAAACTATTTTAACATGAAAACATTTATCACATCATTTTTTCAAATCTTTTTCGTAGCCATAAACACGTTTTTAATATCAAAACAGCTCTTTTTAGGCGTTTTTTATCTGTTCTACTATTATTTCCTTGCTTTGGTCGTTTAACGTTGCTAAAATCGCTTTATCTGACCTAAGAGCTAAAATAATTTATTCATTAGGTGCTGGTTGTGGCGCAGTAAGTGGTTTGTGGTTAATTAATCAAATCGTATAACCTTATCTAGACCAATTATAAATTACAGATATTGTTTGGTGGTTACGTTTATTATACGTTACTTTGGTGTATAATTAAAAAGAAATAGGAATTATGTTAGACTTAAATACAATTACTAAAGAAGATTTCGTTACTGAATTGTTGATGTCAGAAGATTGTAATGATTTTTACTTACCAAGAGAAAAAGAACTATTGTCAATGGATTTTGATTTTGAGCAGATGAAAAAAGATTTTGAAAATTGGTTAATTAACAACTGTAATAACTAAATAAAAATGACCCGACTAGAAATACACCTAACCGACAACGAAGCAATTGCTATTGCAAAAATAGCAGAAAATCAAGGTCGTTCACGCAAAAAACAATGCGAAGTAGTAATTCGTGATTTTATAACCACCGCTAACGATGCGGGTAAAAAGTAACACCATGTTGGGGTTTTCTCATTTTAAATGAATTAATATTATGGCAACAAATATTTATAGTGGGAGTTCTAGTATAGAATCTTTTGAGTTTGTAATGGAAATTTGTTGTAATTGTAATTTACCATTCATGATGCCGAAGTGGTTTAGAGAACACGTGGTAAATGACAGTAGAGTAAATTTTTATTGTCCAAAAGGACATTCACAGCATTACACAAAAACATTAAGAGAAGAAATGAATGACTTGATACAGACTAATAAAACAAAACTAGAATCAAAAAATTCTGAAATAGCATCTTTGAAAAAAGAAATTGAAAAGTATAAAACCATTACTAAAGAAAACGGCAATGATACTCTTAAAAATCTAGTTGCTTTTATAAATAATCTTTTTCAATTAGATATATCAAAAAGGAATAACGGGGTTGAAAGTGGTTGTGCTAGGTCTATATATTTTGATTATGCTGTGAACTCATTAGGCATTTCTGGAAACGAAGTGGCTAAGGCAATAAATTGTAACATCGTTACATTAGACAACGGGATAAAAAGACTTAACGCAAGAAAGAGCAGAAGTACAATTTATAAAAATATGATTGAAAAATTTTATTTTAATTTAGCAAAAAACAATGCGAAGTAGTAATTCGTGAATTTATAACCACCACGCCATGAAACTAACAATTAATCATTTAAAGGGGTATTTAGGAACGGGGTTGAAAATCCTAGACTTAACTACTAAAAAAAGTTTTGATTTAGATAAGTTCTACAATCAAGAAATACCAATTGAATTCCAAGATAAGTATGGTAAAATTGGATTAGAACAAGTAATAAATGATAATCAATTATTACCACTTCTACACCCACTTTCATCACTAACAAAATACCGAGAGGATTTAGGGTTTGTGCCGATTGTAGAATTGTTTAAAATGAGAACTCAACATTTATCAGACAGCATTGACAAGTATTATATAAAAGATAATACTGCCGTTTTAAAACTTTCAGAGCAAGGATATCCAGACGGAAAAATGAGCTATTGCCATTTTTTTGAAATTGACTTAGAGCCTAACAATATTCATTTTTCTTTAGCAACAGAATATTATAAAATAGGCGAAGAAGGAATCTATAAAGAGGAATTTGGGTTTATAGGGAATGAAATGAACATGATGCAAAAACTAAACGAATGGCACATCGACTACCAAAACCTTATCAAAGAAAATTTAGCAATAGAAATTAATTAAAATAAAAGATTATGAAAGCAAGAATTATATATTATTTAGCACATTACAGAGTTGAGAAACTTATCAAAATACAATTATATCCTTATGGAGTTTTTAGCTGTTTTTTGAAACCAATATATGCCGAAGAATGGAGATTAGTTGAAAGAACAGCTAAGAGAGAATTTGCAGAAGAAATATTTAATTCTTTAGAACCTAAAACAATTGCTGAAAAATAATTTAACACTATAACACCATGAAAGACTTCACTAAAAAAGGCACAAAATTACCAGTTATTCCAGTTGGGACTAAATTTAAGTGGTTGGAAAAAGGAGAATTTAAAGAACCTTGCAAAGGCAATAAAAAAGGCACTAATTCAGAAAAATCAGATTTTATTAGCTTTGGTATTTATAGAAATGATAATAAAATCTATGTTATTTGTGATTCAGAAAAAGATTCTTATTGCAAAATGAGATACCTCATAAAACTCTCCACCATCGAACGCCTAGCAAAAGAGCAAGGGATGTGTAACACTAACAATGAAAACATGAAAGTAACATTACAAGAAAACGGCACAGTAACCGTAACAGACACCGAAACAACTACAACGCTATCAAAAGCAACAGTCGATGAGATTTGTCGATTGGTTAAGGACAAAGATAAACAACCAATAAAACCAGTTATCACTTATGGAGGTTGGTATCAAAACAAATCAAATCCAAAAATAGTTGTGTTTTATGAAAAAGACGATGCGGTGTTTGGCGGTGTTGGATATGGATTTGATGCTTTTGGCGGTTTTACTCATGCTAATAATTGGAGTTTAAAATCATTTAAAGAAGATTGGCAACCAGCCACCCACAAAACAGTCGAACAATATTTGAAAGCCGAAGCGGTTAAGAGAGAGTTTGTAAAAGGAACAAAATATAAACATATCAAATTTGATACAGTTGAGGTTTTAAAGAAACCAGAGAATTTGAAGTTAAACCTAGATTATAATAATTTAACAGACGGTTGTGGCGGTTCTATTTTTGACAAAGGCGTTTGGGCAACCATTATTGAAGAAGAAACTAAAGACATGACAGTAAAACAAATCGAAGAAAAACTAGGGCATAAAATTAAAATAATCAAATAGTTTTATTATATTTGTAATGATTACAGCATCTCAATTTAAGTAATAAAAAAATTACAGCCTATTATATGAAAAACGAGTTGAGATGCGTTTGGATTGTGATAGGTTTTTCAATTTAATAAATATGATTGGAGTTTATAAAATAACAAATCCATTAGGACAAATATACATAGGTTCCTCTAAGGATATAACAGAAAGAATAAGAAGTTATAGAAAGCTATATTGCAAAGACCAAGTAAAACTTTACGCTTCTTTAATTGAATATGGATGGGAAAACCATTCATTAGAAGTTTTAGAAGAATGCGAGCATTGCGATACTAGAGAAAGAGAAAGGCATTGGCAAGAGTTTTATGACGTTTTATCTGAAAATGGGCTTAACCTACAATTAACAAAGACCAAAACTAAAAAAGCAATTTTTAGTGAGCTTTCTAAATTAAGAATGAGCATTTCTTTAAAAGGAAAAATACCTTATAATAAAGGGCAAAAACTAACTAAAGAACAAATTGAAAAAAGAACTTACAAACAAGCTAATGTGTATTTAAATTTAGACACGTTTATTTTTTATTCTTTTAAAGAATTGATGGATTATTACAACATGAAGTCAACAACATTAAGAAGAAAACTAACTAATTTTAAAATAAATGTGATTAGGGTTTAATACAACCCGAAACAATATCAATTAAAGAAGCGGAGAAAAGAACGGGGTGTAAAATAGTATAGCAAATCGTAAACATAAAAAAAATCAGTAATTATATACTTGCCTAACCTAATGAAATCAAGGGTTTGAAAAATATTTTACAAAATAATTAAAATAAATTGTAAAAAACGCTTGTTTATTACAAAATATGTTATATATTTGTATCAGAGTTAAGGAAGTGATTTACACGGCAAACTTAAAACTTAGAAATTATGACAAATTCAAAAAATTACACAGTAAGAGAATTAAGAAGATTTTTATTAGACGGAAATTTCACTTGCATCATTAACGGAATAACTTATTTTAACGAAGATACAAGAGAATTGTTAAAAAATATTGAAAACCAAAATCAATTATTAGAAGTTAAAGAAACTGGAATTTTGCAATTAACTTTTAATATTTAATGGCTTATTTTATTTTAGACAAAGAATCGAAAGAATTTAACTTCTTCGGTTCTTTGCCCGTAATGGTCAAAAAATATGGTTTGGATAAATCAAATTTAGAATATCATTTCAGCAGAAAAAAACAAACAAAGTTTGAAAATGAAAAATATAAAATATACAAAGGTGATTTAGAACGGGGCGGTAAAAAAATTATAGCAGTAATCACTAAAATTGATAATCATGATAATGGAGCTAGCGAAAATCCGCCACAAAACCATAAACGCCACAAATAACAAATGCTAAACCCCTAGCATTAATTTGTTGGGGGTTTGGAATTTTTATATATCTTTAACCTTTAAAAACAAAACACAATGAAAACACTTTTATTATTCTTATCAATTTTATTCTTATCTTGCACGCCAGATAGCGATAATGAAGAGCAAACAACGCCAGATTGCAGATGTGCTACTATTTTAGAATCCGAAAGGTTTGTAATTCAAAACCAAGTTATTTCGGTTTTAATAATCGAAAATGACTGTACAGGTGTTCAAAGACAGATCGAAAGAAACGGTATATTTGAGGTCGGTGGAAAAATATGTGATTAAAACATGACATTAGAACAACTTTCGTTAAATGACAGTCTTTGGAGAAAAACAGCCTTTACCATTTGTAAAGACAAAGACATAGCCGACGAAATAGTTCAAGAAATGTATTTGAAATTTGAAAGCCTAAAGACGGACAAGCAAGGCTATATTTATTCCATTTTAAGGCATTTATTTATAGACACCTTTAAATCAAAAGAAGTATTGGAAAATGATTTTAGCCGATACGAAACAACTGATGATGAATACCAAGAACCGACAATAGATACCTTTCGAACAAAGGAAGAGTTTAAAGAATTATTACAACCGTTAACATGGTATGAAAGAACAACCTTTGAATTATCAAACCAACACGGTCAAAGAAAACTATCGAGAATGACGGGTATAAGATTACAGACTATTCACGAAATAAATAAAAAAGTAAAAAAACAAATAGCATGGCAAATAAAAGAAAACCAATCTTTGTAGTTACATTTCCAACACCGACACCAATGGTAGTTGTTGCAGAAATCCAAAAGAACCTTGAAAAGTATTTATCGAAAGACTATTATATTCTTACAGGTGTTGACGGTGACTGCATGAGATATAATCTACTTGGAGAATCAACCATTAAAGAGTTTGAAGCCTTGCAAGAAAAAGCAACTGACGAACTTTTGAAATACATAAACGAAAATGGCAAAGAACAAAATTAAATTCGGAACAGCTATTAAAAAGGTTACACAAGCAATCGGAATAGAACAGTGCGAAAATTGCGAACAAAGAGAATTCCAAATTAATCGGTTGAATCATAAAAAACCGATTATTAAAGTTGATGAAAAGGATAAAGATGATTGGGATGGTTCGCAAGACAATATTCCAGAGTTATATTTAAAATACTTCGGACTAGATAACACCACTTCAACTAACGAGAAGATTAAAGCAAAAATGATTGAGGATTTAAATAAATTGTTTGAGTGAGAAAATTAATAGTTAATTTGTATTAATTATGGAGGATGCAAGAAAAAACAACGGTGGTCATAGCACTAAAGCTAAAGACGGTTTTGATAAGCGTAAAAATAAATGGCGTGAAGCATTAGACAAAGCCTCAACTTTAGAAGATGTAATATCAGTTATTGTAATGGTTAAAACCAAAGCAATAAAAGATAATGACATTCAAGCTGCTAAACTATTTTTAGAGTACTATTTAGGAAAACCTGACCAAGCAATAGAAGTCGAGGGCATTACGCCAATTATCGATATGTCTACATGGAAATAATACCACCAAGATTAACAACATACCAGAAAAGAATACTTAATTCTAAAGCACGTTTTACTATTACCGAAGCATCGACCAAGGTAGGTAAAACGTTTTCGCATATAATATGGTTATATGGAAAAGCGCACGAAGGCGAAGATTTTCAGGGTCGCAATTTTTGGTGGGTTGCTCCTGTTTTTAATCAATCTAAAATAGCATTTAATCGACTAAGAAGGTATTTAGCAGCGACAAAGATGTATAGGTTTAACGAAACAAATCTTATCATCTATTGTCCGAACGGTGCTGAAATACATTTTAAATCAGCAGAGAAGCCAGATAATCTTTATGGCGAAGATGTTTATGCTTGTGTGTTTGACGAAGCTCCTAGAGCGCGTGAGGAAGCATGGTTTGCTTTGCGTTCAACATTAACATCTACCAACGCTCCGTGTAAACTAATCGGGAACTTTGGAGGCATCTCTAATTGGGTACATAAATTAAAAGATAAATCAAAAACAGATAAGGAATACGAATATTTTAAAGTTACTTGTTGGGATGCGGTAGCCGAAGGGATTATAGACGAAGAGGAAGTGTTACAAGCTAAACGAGATTTGCCCGAAAAGATTTTTAAAGAACTTTATGAAGCCGAACAGTCAGAAGATGAAGGTCAATTGATAATGAATGAAAGCATTATTAAATTGTTTTCAAACACGCATATCGAAAGCGGGGTAAAATACATTACAGCGGATATTGCCAGACTTGGAAAAGACAAAACAGTTATCTTTGTTTGGGATGGGTGGCGTGTTATTGAAATAAAAGAAATGCTAGTTTCGAAAGTTAACGAAAGTGTTGATGCTATTAACGCTTTAGCTACTGCGCATAATGTTAATCGCTCAAATATAATAGTTGACGAAGATGGCGTTGGTGGAGGTGTTAAAGATTATTTGAATTGTTTAGGATTTGTTAATAATTCAAAACCTGTTAAGTACCGAAACAAAGAAGAGAATTTTGTAAATCTTAAAACACAATGTTATTATAAACTAGCGGAAATAATCAACCGAAACGAAATATATGTTAATTGTAATGAGTTACAAGAACGTATGTTGACCGAAGAGTTGGAAATGGTTCGACTAGCAAAAGAGGTTGATGCTCAAAAAATAGCATTGAAAAACAAAGATGAAATTAAAAAGATAATTGGACGCTCGCCAGATTATTCTGATGGGTTAATGTTACGGGTTTGGTTTGAATTGAAACCACCACGAAAAATAGTATTAGGGTAAAACAGTACTGAAATAGTACCAGTACCGCAAACAGTGCCAAAAAAAATAACAAAACAACATTTTTTAGTTAATATAGTATGAAACTAACAATCCCAACAGATTTAAAAGAAATAACCTTATCGCAATACAGACGATACCAAAAGGTAGTTGAAGACAATCCAAATGACGATGTGTTTGTTTGTATTCAAATGATTGCTATTTTCTGTAAAATTGAAGTAGCTGATGTAATGAAAATACCAGCGGTTGACTTTGCGGAAATTGTTTATACAATATCACAAACACTCGACCAAAGACCATCGCTAACAACGACGTTTAAAATGGATGGTGTCGAGTACGGGTTTATTCCGAACCTAGAGCAAATAACAATAGGTGAACACGCTGTTATAGATACAACGATTAATAACGAAGAGCAAATCGAATTAATGTTATCGGTTATGTATCGTAAAATCACAAAGAAAGCAAGTGTGTTTTATGAAATCGAAGCCTATAACACAGATATTGATTTAAGCGAAAAATTCAAAAATGTTCAGATGCATATCGTTAAAGGCGCACAGGTTTTTTTTTGGAGTTTATTCAACGAATTATTGCAGAATACCCTATCATCTATTCCGAAGATAGCGAAAGCGGAGGTAGTGGATTTGGAAGCGGTTTTTCAGAGCGTTGGGGGTGGTATCACTCTTTTATCAGAATCGCAAGAGAGCATAAAATCAGAGTTAAAGATGTGGGAAGAGAAAATCTTCACGAATCACTCACGCTATTATCTTATTTAATCGACGAAGAGAAAGAACAGGCACGACAATTGAAAAAAATAACTAAATGAACCAGTATTATAAATGTTTGAATTTTATTCGCGAGAGTTTGCGCAATGCGCCAATGGTGAATACTATTACTCAAGGCACGGATATTGTCGATAACGGGAAAAAGAATATATTCCCATTAGCTCACATTAATATTTTAAGAAGTTCAATAGGTCAAGATGTAACAATGACTTTTGAGGTGGCTGTTTTAGATATTCGCAATGTTTCAAAGATTAAAAGCAACGATAAGTTTATTGGAAATGATAATGAAATAGACAATTTGAATACTTGCCACGCTATTATAAATTACATGGTTACGAAAATGCAAATGAAGCGTAACGACGACGATATTGAAATAGATAATATTTCAGATGTAACACCAATTTTAATGGAGTTCTCAAATACGCTAGACGGATGGAAAATTGAAATAACATTATCTATTCCAAATAACGAAATGACTGTTTGTTGTGAAGACTGACGAAGTAAATAAAGCATTGACCGAGTTTGGCAAACACGTTATCGAACGCGCAAAAGCCAATTTAAAAAAAGGCGGTAAATATGGAACTCATAACACAAGTAACTCATTATCGAACTCGTTATCTTTTCAATTAAAAACCAGTGATAGAAGTATTGCTTTTGATTTTTATGCGGAGGAACATTGGAAGTTTTTAGATTACGGGGTCAAAGGAAAAATTTCAAGTGCGAAAGCTCCAAACAGTCCGTTTAAATTCGGAACAGGGACAGGTAAAAAAGGAGGATTAAGAGGCGCAATCGATAAGTGGGTTGTCCGAAAAGGATTAGCCGGTACGCGTGGAAAAGACGGTAAATTTCTAAGTCGTAAACAAATGGTGTCGATGATAAGCCGAAGCATTTATTTAAAAGGGACTTCCGAAACAAAATTCTTTCGCAACGCTTTTGAAAAATCTTTCGAAACACTAGACGATACATTGGTTGAAAAATACGGATTGGATTTAGAAACGTTTTTAAAATTCACATTAAAAGAAATAAAGTAAAATGATAGTAATATACGCTAGAAGTCCTTATACCGTTGTTGTGGATGAAGCTACGCAAATAGGAAGTAAGATTGAATTACGCTTGTGGCATCAAGGCGAATCAAAACCGACTGACCCTACTTATGCGTTTTCAAAAGCTAATCCGTCAACTACTCAAATAACGACCGAATATAATATTTCACCATACATAAAAGATTTTATTACTAATATTAATCCATCGTTAGATGTTCAGGTAGAATCAGAAGAACCCGGTATGTGGGTAAAAGTAGAGTTAAAGACTTTTTACACCGAAGACGGTGTCGACTACACGTTGATTGATACACTTGACTACATTGGAGTTAATGGATTTACGTTATCAAAAAACGGTGCGAACCAAATAACAGATGATATACTGGTGTATTTAATTTCTGACCAATATAAAGTATTAACAAATGACGGTGCGACTAATTTAGTAAGTTCGCAAAACGTGCCTTACTTTAATGTATTAGTTGATTGGGAAGCAAATACAGGTGAGCAGTTAAATTTAATTTATAAAGATTTAAGCGGAGGCAATCTTTTTAGTTTCACCGCGCTTGACGACGGAAACAATGTTGGCATATACGCTTTGAAAATACCTTATCGTTGTGAGGGAAGCGCATACATTAACGGAAATACAATTGAGGTGCAACACACAGGGCGGTTATCGAGATACACAGCTATTGTTTATCAAACAGTTTGCGAACAAAAATATACGCCAGTACGTTGTGATTTTATAAATCGTTATGGTGGATGGCAAACAATTACTTTTTTTAAAGCTAGAACCGATGCATACGAATTTAAAAGTTCTGAATTTAAAACATTGCCGTCATCTTGGGATTATAACTCATTGCAGGGTCAAACAAAAACATTTAACCATACAGCAACGCAATCGGTCATTTTGAATACTGGATACGTTGACGAGAATTTTATCGAAATACTATTCGATTTATTTGCGTCAGAAACAATATTAATCGATAACGAACCAGTAGTATTGAAAGGCAAAACACTACCAAAGAAAACCAGTATAAAAGATAAAATGATTAATTACACAATTGATTTTGAATATTCTTTTAATGTAATAAATGATGTTCAATAATGGTAGCTATTTATATTTATATCGATAAATTAATTTCAAGCGTGCTTACACCAGTAGCACACAGGATAACTTTGTTTAAAGATGAAAAAATATCAATAACATCGTCGGTACAAAACTTTAACGACATTGGAAAACTATACACCGATTATTCTCAATCATTCACAATACCAGCCAACGCTACAAATAATAAAATATTTAAGTATTGGTATGAAAATTCTTTAGACGACGGATTCGACCACCGAGTTAAATACTATGGGTATATTGAAATTGATACAATACCTTTTCGAAACGGAAAATTTCAATTAGAAAAGGCAAACAAAAAAGACGGCAAAATTGAAAGCTACACTATTACATTCGTTGGAAATTTAACCCAACTAAAAGACCGATTCAAAGCTGATAAATTAAATTCACTTGCTTATGTTGACGGTGATGATTTAGTAAGTTACTATGACGAATTGAATTTTGATTATACTGATACAAATGTTTTTGAAATATTAACCATTGGAGTGGCTAATCCAAATGTAGCATTTCCGTTAATTGGAAGTAGCAGAAGATACGAGTGCGCAACAGGTTCGGGTTCGGATATTACAACACCGTCGGGAATTATAAACACACGTGAGTTATTTCCAGCAATCCCCGTATTTAAAATTTTCGAGTACATACAGGCGTGTTATGGGCTGACTTTTATAGGCGTAGCTTTCGATGCTATATTCTTAAAGAACCTTTGGCTGTATTGCAAAAACGCTGAACAATTTTCATCTTTTCCACAGGCTTTAAAAATTGACTTTACCAACTCGTCGATGGGTTCCGATGCGGTTATTGGATATTTAGATTTAGCCACCGATGAATTGATTTTTCGGTTTAATACTCTAAATACCGCTTATGCAAACGTTCGTTTAGAAAGCTGGATTAAGATAATACCAACAGACGCGTCAATCGAGTATGCTGTCGAGGTTTACGACAACGGAATTTTGTACTTAACATATCCTAACAAGTTCGGAACAATTGACCAGTGTTTTTTCTCTCGATACAGATGGGACGAGCCGTTTATAAACGGGCAATATCCGCTTCATAAATTCACATTTAAAGTGTCTTCAGTAGTTCCGATGACGTTCACATCACAAGTTCAGTATAAGCGGAATTACGGGACTGGACTTGGTGCGTATACAAATGAATTTGCTGGCAATGGTGGATTCCCGCAAACAACAGGCGGATTTCTAACTATTCAAAAATATATTCCAGATATAACCGTCGAGGCATTTATTGTAGGCATTGTAAAGGCATTTAACTTAATGATTATTCCAGTTAATGAAACCACGTTTGAGTTTGTTACTATGGATGTGTATTACGAGCGTGGCAATATTGTCGATATTACAAAATTTTGTTCGTCGCAAGAAGAAGAAATTGGTAGACCGAAATTATTTAAATCAATAAAATTCTTATATGAAAAATCAGAGAATATTTTAAACAACGCTTTTCGGGGATTATTTAATCGAGATTATGGCGATTTGATTTACGATAACGACAATCTAACAAGTACTGAAACTTACGAAATTAAATTGCCTTTTGAAAATATAATGTTTGAGAAATACATACCACCATTAACAGCATCGAATCAAGTAACTAATTTTTTAACTGCTACTTGCTGGGATAAGGATTTAAAACCATACACGCCAAAACCAATATTGCTGTACGACAATGGTTTTACCGAATTATTGGTAGATGGTATTTCGACGGATATAGGTTACGAGTTTGGAGCGTCGGATATTTCAGAACCAATTTATAGAAAATTTTCAAACCAAATTAATGTAGGAGCAACAGACCAAATTTATTCTCAAGCATTGAATTTTGGCGATGAATTCTCAGTAGAAGGAACAGAGGTTGCCCCACCTAAAGGATTGTTTTCTATTTATTATTCGAATTACGTTTATAATCTTTATAACGTTAAAACTAGGAAACTAACGATAAAAGCTATTCTTAATTCTTATTGGGCAAACAATCTAAAATTAAATGACAGGGTAGTTTTAAAAAACAAAAGATACAGTATTAATACCATGACTATTGATGCAGAAACCAAAGAAACTAATTTCGAACTACTTTCTGATTTTAGACTACTAACAGACGAAGTGTTGGAATTTAGAACGTCAAATATACAAGCGGCAGTATTAGACAACACGGCACAAGAATTACAGTTACAAATCTACTTGAATAATCAGGATTTATGGCGAGGAAAAATAGCGACTGGGTTTTTAGCAGCAACATACCCATTTGGAACTAATTTTTATAAAGACGGATTATTGACTGTTTCAGTGCCAATTAATACAACTGGATTAGATAGAGAAGATGAAGTGTTAATAGAATACTTTAAGGGTTCGGATAGTTTTGTTAAATCAATTAAAATATTACAAAGTGCTTAACCAAATATTACAGATGCTACAAATAGCACAGGAATACGAAAATAGCGAGGTTATATCAATCGCAAAAGGTAAATATCAATACACAACTAATTACAAAGAGTTGTTTAAAAAAGCGATGAAATGGCAATCGAAAAAGTAATAGATATAAATGTAAAAGGAAACGCTGATGAAGCGGTTGGTTCTTTACGTTCACAATTAAGAGCAGCTCAAGCCGATGTGGCTGCTTTGTCTGATAAGTTTGGGGCAACATCGAAAGAGGCGGTTGAGGCTGCAAAACGAGCAGGTGTTTTAAAAGATAAAATTGGCGATGCCAAGGCACTGACAGACGCATTTAATCCAGATGCAAAATTTAAAGCATTAAGTAGTTCTTTAGCAGGTGTTGCCAGTGGTTTTGCCGCTGTTCAAGGCGGATTAGGTCTGATTGGCGTACAAGGCAAAGATGTTGAGGCTACATTATTAAAAGTTCAAAGCGCAATGGCTTTGAGTGCTGGACTTCAACAAGTGGGAGAGGCTAGAGATTCTTTTAAACAGCTTGTTGCGGTTGCCAAAAATTACTCGGCTATACAAAAAATTATAACTGCGGCTCAATGGTTATGGAACGCAGCGATGGCAGCGAACCCAATAGGCGCAATAGTAGTAGCTATAACTGCTTTGATTGCGGGTGGATACGCACTTATTAAAATGTTTAAAGAAAGCGCAGCGGCTAACGAGGCATCAATGGCATCTATTAAAGCGCACACGAAGGAGTTAGAAAACCAAGCGAAACAAGCCCAAAAGTCTAGCGACGCAATGAAAGACAATAATGGTCATTTGTATGATATGGCTAAAGCCGCTGGGGCTAGTACGGAGGAGTTGAGAAAACTAGCAATTCAACACGCCAACGAGGAGGTGGCATTAGCTAAAAGCAACGCTACTATTGCTGCAAATACTTTCAACCGTGAACGAAATACGCTCGCTACATTAAAAGCGGCTGGCGCATCTGATGAAGTTATAGAGGCGCAACAAAAGTTAACTAACGCAAGTTATAAAGAATTTCAAGAGCAAGACAAAATATTAGTTGCTTCTTATAAAAACAGAAAAGAAGTAATACAAAAAAATGAAGTCGAAGTATTACAGGAAAAAACAAACGCCACTAAAAAAGCTAATGACGATGCTAAATCAAAAGCCGAAGAGTTAGCAAAAATTGAAAAAGAAAATTATGAAAAACGCTTAAAGGAATTAAAAGAATTTAATGAAAGTGTTCAGAAAGGACGTATAGATTTACAAATTGCCACGAACGAAGCGGAATTTAACCAACGAATATTAGACAAAGAAGCACAAGATGAAAAGATAAGGCTTTTAAATGAAGGTGTTGACGAAGTGGCAAAAGCAGAGGCGGCTGAAATTGAATTAGCTAAAAAAACCGCAGCAGACAAGGAAGCTATATTAAAAGCGGAAACATACGCCAAGATACAGGCTTTAGACGCTGTCTCTTCTACATTAAACATGGCTTCTGAATTAGCTGGAAAACAAACAGGAGTAGGAAAAGTTTTGGCGATAGCGTCAGCGACAATTTCCATGTTTACAAGCGCGCAAAAAGCATATGAATCAACCGTAGGAATTCCGTTTGTTGGGCCGACATTAGCTCCAATAAATGCTGGTTTAGCTATAGCGGTTGGTTTGAAAAATATAGCAGCTATAAATAAAGTCAAAGTACCGGGCGGTGGTGGTTCTGCTCCATCGTTATCGGCTGGAATAAGTGGCGGTGGTGGTGCGAGTTCTGCGCCTAAGTTTAATGTAGTAGGTAATAGCGGAGTTAATCAATTAGCTGGCGTGATAGCTGGTAAAGAAAACACACCAGTAAAAGCGTTTGTAGTGGCACAAGATGTTACAACAGGGCAAGGACTGAATAGAAATATTATTGAAAGCGCAACGTTGGGATAGGCGTTTGAAATATTATTAAAAGCAAAAAGAGCAACCGTTATAGTTGCTCTTTTTTTATTAAACCCAAAATTATCATGGCTAAATGATTTTTCAAATATAACAAAAATTCGCAACACTTTACTTTTTTTTTGTTAATAGGTATGGAAACATTCAAAGTAATATTAAATGACGAGGAAGAGAATGGCGTATTTGCTATTTCTCATGTACTTGACCCAGCGATTGAAGCGATGTATGTATTTATGGGTAACGAAAAAGATGTTGAGATAAAACTAGCTACTGTTAGCGATGAAAAAAGAATAGTAGTTGGTCCCGTTCTTATACCTAATCAACTTATTTTAAGAAAACACCCAACAACAGGCGACCCATTCAATATATTTTTTGATGCTGAAACAATTAAGCATATTCAAGAAAACTTTGTTTCTAAAAGCTATCAAAATAATTCCACCATTGAGCATGACGGCAAATTGATTGAGGATGTTTCGTTTGTCGAAACTTGGATTAAGGAAGATGACGTGCATGATAAATCAGTATTGTATGGATTTGACCAACCGATAGGGACAATGTTCGCAATGCAAAAGGTAAAGAATGATGATGTTTGGAATGACTATATAAAAACAGGTAAGGTAAAAGGCTTTTCAATTGACGGGGTTTTTGACTTAGAGAAAATTAATTTAAAAAGTGAATATATGGATTCAAAAGAAGCTGGCATCGGCAAAAAAATAATTGATGCAATTAAAGAAGGGTTTGCCTCCTTGAACTTAAGCAACGAAACAGAACCCGTTGTCGAGATTACAGAAGAGCCAATTAAACTGGCTCAAATGAAATTGAAAGATGGCGTTACGGTTTTAGAGGCTGAAAGTTTCGAGGTAGGTAAAGAGGTTGTGGTGGTTGCCGAAGACGGCACGAAAACACCTGCACCCGAAGGAGAACACCAATTAGAGGATGATTCTTTTATTGTGGTTGATGCAGAAGGTAAAATTACGGAAGTAAAACCTAAAGCAGAAGAGGAAGTTGTTATTGAGGAAACGGAAGTTGAAATGACAACTGAACAAATCAATGCTAGACTTGCTGATATTACGATTCCTATGGATTTGGAAACTTTAACCAAAGTTGTAAAGCTTTTATTTAAAGACCGTTTTCAATGGCAAATCCAAGAGCAAGAAACTAAAGCAATGATTGAAGAGTTTTCGACTACAATGACTACCGAATTGATTAAAGCAACAGCTAAAGAAATCGAAAAGGTAAAAGTTGATTTGAGAAAAGAAATTGACGCAGCTAAAGCGGTTGTGGTTGAATTGACTGCCGAAACAAAAGAAGTTCCACCAGCAGAAAAACCATTTGAACAAATGACGCGTTTAGAAAAAAGACGAGTAATCAAGCAAGAATTTAAATAGTAAGTATTATGGCGAAAAAACATAATTCAGAAAATGAATTCCTAAACCCCTTCGGAATCGGAGTAAATTATAAAATGTTTCTTGAGGCTATTCCGAAAGGAACAACTGTCAAAGAGTACTGCGAAGGAAATTTAACAAAAGAACAAATTGATTGGCTTGAAAATGATTTAAATCATTATCAAGAATCACTAGAAAAACAAACAAAGTAAATTAATTAATAAAAAAAACAAAAAACAATGGCAATATCCTACACACCAGTAGACATTCGAGGCGAGGCAATTGAGCCTATTCTTGAAGAAGTGTTATTCGCAAATAAAACAATTGCGGATGGCTACGTAACTTTTAACGATAATATCAAAGCGGGCAGTATTTTTACTGAAGCTGGTATCGACGTAACGGCACAGCTTTACACAGGGGCGGCTTTATCTTCTGCGGGTACAATCAACATTACCGACAGAATGATTACACCAACTAAATTGGAGTACAAACAAACATTCTTACCAGAGGCGTTAAGAAGTTCTCGTTTTAACAGAACGATGGCTCCTGGGGCATGGAACATTGAATCAAGCGAGTTCGGTTCTCAAGTTTTAGCTATGGTTGGTCCAAACGTATCGCAAGATGCTGAATCAATCTTTTGGGGCGGTATTACTGCGGCTACAAAAACAGCAATCGCAGCATTAACTCCTGGGGCTGGGCAAGGTTCAATGACTGCTGCAACACAAACGGCAGTAGCGGCTTTAACTCCTGGATTGGTTGATGGGGTGTTTGCTAGAGCACTTTATGATTTATCTGCTTTAGGTACTTATATTAAAGTAACAGGAACGACTGTAACGCAAGCGAACATTGCTACGGAAATGGGTAAAATCTTTGCGGCTATTCCAGCGGAGAACTTAAATGATATGGTTTCGCCAACTGTTATTTATTGCCCTAGAGCTTGGAAGCAATTGTGCTACAACGCAAACAATGCGGTTGGAGCGGCTCAACAAATGAACTTTACAATTAGCGGTGATGACTTCACTACTTCAAGAGTTCATTATAACGGTATTGAATTATTGTTCGTACCAGCACCTAACAACTTGATGGCTTACGCTCAAAGAAAAGCTGCCGTTTCTTGGAATACAGATTTGCTAGATGACGTAAATCTTTTCAAAGTAGACAAGTTAGTTGCTGACGGTGACTATATGTTTGTAAGAAGTATTTACACTTTGGCTGCCAATGTTGGTCAAGCATCAAAAGGAGTATTGTACGGAGGATAAAAAGTAACGAGGGCGAATTAGTTTTCGCCCTTATTTTAATACATTTAAAATTATGGCTTGTCCTATAACATCAGGAAAATTATTGGGTTGTAAAAATCAAAGAGGCGGTATCAAAAATTTGTATTTTGCGAATTATGATGCCTATGCTTTTGTTATTGCGGCTCAAGCTGTAACATCTTTAGGAACGCTTGATGAAGTGTTTATTTACGAAGTTAAAGCAACAACAAACGCACTTACTGAAACAGGGACTGCATCGGAAGACAACGGAACTTTTTTAGTAACGCAATCATTAGCCGTTACATTGCCAAAATTAGCAGCGGACTTACAGGCTCAAATACAATTGATTTGCTACGGCAGACCTTATGTATTTGTTGAGGATTACAACGGTAATATTTTGCTTTTAGGCGCAACAAACGGAACAAACTCAACTTGCACAAAAGTAACAGGTGGAGCTGGAGGTGACTTATCGGGTTACACATTAACCGTTACTGCTGAAGAAGGAAGTATGTCTCCGTTTTTGGATTCTACTACTAAAACAGCTTTAAAAACTTTGGTTTCTGCAACAGTTATTTCATAGTTTCTATCTCTATTTTTCTTAAAACCCACTTTAATCGGTGGGTTTTTTATTTTTATATTTGTAGAATGAAAAAATTCCAAATAATCTCGTTAGTTATTTATCCTTTTGATGTTTGTATTTCAATAAATCAAACCGACAAAGAACTTAAAAAAAGTATGGGCGGTCAAGATATGACTGATAGTGAATGTTTGTTCAATTTGCCAAAATCTACGATAGGCAGAGCCGTTATGTTGCAAAGTAATTTATCAATTATTAGAATAAAGATGGATAAAGAGATTCCGCATAGTGTTATAGCGCATGAAATATTCCACATAGTTACTTTTATAATGGAGCGAATAGGTATGGAATTGGTAATAATGAAAAGCGATGAAGCCTATGCTTATTTAATTGGGCATCTTACAAAAGAAGTTTATAATGTTATTGATAAAAAATAGCTTTTTTCGCTACAAAACACTTTTTTTTAGTTAATAAGTATGCAAGTATTTAATTTAACACCACCATTTACTTTTAAATGCATTCCTAGCGGATATAATAGCGGTGTTATACAGCTTTTTTTGCGTGATGAATTAAAAAACGTTACTACTGAAATAGATATTACAGGTGTGTTTTACCAAAACTTTCAATTATTTATTGATTTTTCAGATTTCACGACTATTGAAGGACAATCATTTGAAGCCGAAGTAAAAGAAGATGGCGTTTTGATTTATAGAGGTAAAGTATATGTTACTGCGCAAACAGATTTAGAGAATTACGAATTGAATAAGGGAGTTTTGAAAGTATAATTATGGAAGAGAATAAACCAACACCGCAAACCTTTTTTAAAATCCAAATGGCAAACTATGTGCGTCCAGAAATTAAGGAGGTACAAGGTCGTAAATGGGTTTTAAACGGTGAAAAAAATAGTTTCTACACTACTATAATTGACGCTTATAATGGTTCGCCTACGAACTCGGCAATTATTGATTCTTACTCGCAATTTATTTATGGAAAAGGATTAACATCGAAAGATAAGGTTTCGATGGCTACACAATGGAACGAGGCATTATCAATATTCTCTAAAAAAGATTTAAGACGTATTTGTAAAGATTTTGAAATGTTTGGTGAAACATCAATCGAAGTTAAATATTTAGGTGACAAAGTTAGAAAAGCATTTCACGTTCCTAAACAAAGAATCGCTCCAGAAGTAGCGGATGCAAAAGGAAATATAACAGGGTATTGGTACTGTTATGATTTTAAAGATACTCAAAAAAATAAACCTATTAGGTTCGATGCTTTTGGATATGGCAAAAGCGACGGTGTACAGCAACGTTCCGAAATAATGGTAATTAAAGATTATCAAATCGGACAATTCTATTATAGCAACCCTAGTTATTTAAGTGGCTTGTCTTGGGCGAAATTCGAAGAAGAGTTTCAAAATTACTGTATCAACCACATTAAAAATGGATTGTCTGCTGGCTACATTATCAATATGAACGGGGGCGTTCAAGAAAGCGAAATTGAAGTTAGACAACATAGCCAAAAAGTAAGAACGGATTTAAGCGGTTCTAATAATGCGGGTAAATTCTTTATTAATTTTAACGATGGTAAGGATTCAGAAGTAACCATTACCGATGTGCCAGTTTCAGAAGCGCATAAACAATATGAATATTTAAGCGCAGAGGCTAGACAGCAAATAATGACAGCACATAAACTCACTTCTCCTATGTTGGTAGGCGTAAAAGAAGCAAGCGGATTTAGTTCAAATGCGGCTGAAATAAAAGTAGGTTTTGAAGAGTTAATGATAAATGTAATTAAACCAAAGCAAGAAATTGTTTTAGATGGTTTAATGGAAATTTTATTAGTTAACGGAAATACTATTCAATTAGATTTTGAAAGTTTAAGAAGTGAACCAATAGTAACAGAAACAACTACCACTACAACCCAACTATCATCACATAAACTTTGTTGCTCAAAACTAAAAGAAGAGGACGAAATAACGTTAAGCGAATGCGCAGATGGATTGATTGAATTGGGTGAAACAATCGATGAAAAAGAGTGGGAACAAATCGACTGCATACCTGTTGAACAAGATTTAACGCTTAATGAAATAACACTATCTTTAGCACGCACATTCTCGTCGTTTCCGAACGCAAAAAGTGAACAAGATACATCTTTGTTTAAAGTGCGTTATAGATACGCTGGAGCAAGCGAAGGGCAGCGTGAGTTTTGCAAAAAAATGATTGCAGCAGATAAGGTATATCGCAAAGAAGATATTGAACTAGCAGAAACAAAAGTAGTTAATAAAGGACTGGGGGCAAATGGCGCAGATACTTACTCGATTTGGCTATACAAAGGCGGAGTAAATTGTCAGCATTTTTGGGAGCGTAAAATCTATTTAAGAAAAGGTAACGAATCATTATCGGTTAACGAAGCTAGAAAAATGATTTTAGAACTAGACCCGTCAGATAGACCTTTAGCAAAGTGGCAAGAAAACGAAGCGATAGTAGCACAACCAGCAGAAGCAAGCAATAACAATTTTAAACTGAATTAAGGTTATGGCTACAGTAGTTTTATTAAAAGAAAATGAATTAAGCAAAGGCACGTTACTCGGTGGTAATATTGATATTGACCTTTGGATTCCGTGCGTTGTTGATGCTCAAAGAACTAAGATTGAAGAAACATTAGGCGAAACATTATATAATAAAATATGCACCGACTTTGAAAATGATGATTTAACAGGATTGTACGAAACACTGTACGAAGATTATGTAAAGCCTTTTTTGATTCATCAAGCAACCGTTGAATATTTATTAGTCGGAGCATATAAAGTGAACAACAACGGTATCTTTAAATCACAACCAGAGAATACAGTTACAGTTGAAAAAGCAGAAGTTGATTATTTAGTAAAAAACCAACGATTGAAAGCTGATATGTATCAAGGTAGATTGGAGCGATGGCTTGCTTTAAACCCGTTACCAGAATACAATATCGAAGTGAATGAGATTGTTCCTCCGATTAGAAAAAACTCATTATTTAACCGATGGTATATTCCAGATTAGAATGAAAAAAGTAGATAAACGAACATTGGCAAATGAACTTAAATTAAAGTTATTTTTAAAAAATGAAAACAGTAAACTTCAATCACAAAAGAGCGACAACGTTCGAAGCAGTACAGATACAGATAAAGACAAATAATGTAGCTGAAAATCTTACTGGCGCAACGATATTAATGCAATTGCGAAAAGAAGAGAAAGGCAAGGTTATTTATACTTTTGAAACTACTATTTCTGATGCTGTTAATGGTTGGTTTGAAATCGACGAACAGTTGATTGATGTGCCTAGCTGTATTTATAAATATGATATTCAAATCGAATTTGCTAACGGAACTTATGCTGGTCAAACTCAAACATGGATTAGCGGATTATTTGCAATTGATTCTATAATTTCAGAAGCAGTATGAGTGTAGATATTACAATACAAGAAACGGTTAATGAGGTTGATATTACAGTTAATCAAAATGTAATAACGGTTAATGTTACGCGTACAACTGGGGGTGGCGGAGTTGATTCTATTAATGGAGAAACAGGTGTTGTGGTGTTGACTACTGATAACGTTAATGAAGGTTTAATTAATTTATATTTTACAGCAGCAAGAGTTAGAGCGACTGTTTTAACTGGAATATCTTTTGTTTCAGGAATAGCGATAACGGCAACAGATACAATATTATCGGCTTTTGGTAAATTACAAAAACAAATATCTTCACTGGGAGCTGTAGCATTCTCAAACAACTACAACGACTTAGATAATAAGCCGACTATTCCAAGTCCTCAAACCCTAGCCGAAACTTTAGCAATCGATAATAAAACGAATGATATTCCGATTGTATCGAATAATGGTAAGGGATCAGTTTATATTAATGATGATTATGCCTCATTAGGCTATGGACCTCAATCATTTGCTATGACAGATGATGATGTTCAGTTATATTCTGAAGCCCCTGTAGTTTTTGATTCTACGGTTAGTACTGATTTTAACACGCCTATATTAAATTACAACAACGAAGAAATAGCAACACAAACTTGGGTTACAACGCAAGGCGGTGGAAATCTACCATACCAAGAATTAATATTTACGGCGGTTCAAACAGCGCCACAAACAGGAATAACTAGCGGAACTTTAATTGAGGGCGGTAGGTATACGATAACCAACGCTGATATTACGGCTGATTTTGTTATTAGTGGGGCAGCAGACAATGAAATCGGAACTATTTTTATAGCTAATGCAACCCCTCCTGATTGGGGAGTTTTAGGGGAATTGAGTTTTGAAGGCAATCCGATAGTCACAATATTGAACAATCCCTTAAGTGATACTTATACTTCACATTACACTAGTCCCGGATGTTATTATTTAGAAGGGTTGTTAGATTTTCCAGTTGATACTTTTCCAAAACTAGGAGCAGACGATAATGTTGACAACGTCGTTAGATCGCAAAGTGATGGCATTGGGCCTATTTATAAATCTTATCTATGGCATAAAGACAACTTTAATGACAAAAGGATTTTAATTAAAACCATGACTGGAGAAGGCGCTAATTTAGAAGATGGCCAACTTAACGGAACACAATTATTTATAGTAAAAATATTTAACTCTTAAAACTTAATAAAAATGATTAAACTAAAATTAGTAGCGGAATTGTATCAAACGGATGGTGGCAATGTAACCTTAGTTCAGATTGAAAATGAATTAGGAGAAATCACAAATAATCTTGCTACACGGGTGTCGGCTGGTGAGTACATTTTAAACATACCTGATGGATTTAAAAATGAAGTTCACGTTTTTTGTCCCCAGCACAGAAGTGCATTCAACGTTGTTGGTTCTGAAAATAACACATTTATTCTTTTAGGAACAGAAATAGACGATTCAAACTATATGATTCAAACAGTTGACCAAGATTTACAACCGTGGGAAGATTCGTTATCAAAAATTCCATTTGAGTTATACGTTTATAAAACCGATTTCGTGCCTGTCGAGGCATAATTCACTACAAACCCGATTCAATAACTGTTTCGGGTGTTAATTTAAACATTAAAAGTGATGAAACATAAATTAATCAATACACTATACAACGTTGCTCATTCATTAATTATCATATTGATAATGTTTGATATAGTTGAAATGATTGGGCGTGATACGTTTCCTAAATATGAAAAACCGATATTCTTTGGAATTATTGGTTTCTTTGTAGGTATCGGACTTGGCTATATTTGGGAAAAAGGAGTAGAGCAAAATTTACTTAGAATGCCAGCGGATAAAGGTGATTTAATTAACATGGCTGTTTGCGGTGTTATAGGTGGTATTTTAGCTATTTATATTCAACCATCATTCACTTTTCTACTCGTTTCTAGCATTGTATCTATTATTTTTGTAATTTGCTATTTCGTTAGAATGTGGAGAAGTAGATTGACTAGAAATAAAATCGATTATTAGAAATGAGTACAAGGGAGTTAATGGGTAAATCAAACGTTCAGGTAATACTAGCTTTGTTAGTAGTTGTTTGGTGTCTATACGCCCTCACGTTCATTGAGTTAGATAGCGATATTAGAATAGTATTCGCTGGATATATCGGGCTTGTATTAGGTTTCTATTACGGTAGTTCCAGAAGTTCACAGTTAAAAGACGAAAATAAAAATCAGTAATCAATAAATTTATATATATGAAAGAAGTATCTAACAAATACAGCATTAACCTTAGAGAGTTCCTAAAAGGTTTGAAATTGGCTGTTTTAGGTTCTGTTATGGGTTTTGCTAAAAATGCTTTTGCACAACCTAATTTTGATTTTTTAACCGCTTTTAGTGATTGGCATAGTTTAGTAAACGGTGCTATTTTAGCGGGCGGTTTATATATTGTAGCAACGTTCTTTGAGGGACAAAAAACAGTTTAAGTTATGCCACAAAAATTCACATTAAGAGGCGCAGAAGATAACAGCGCAGAAGTTCAAGAAGCTTTAGAAGCAGGTATGTATTTGCTTTATCAAGCTGGCGCACAAGGTAGAACCGAAAACACACAAGGCGAGGCAATCGAACCTGTAAAGGAATTTATCGAGGATTGGGAAAAATGGATACCAGATGCAGACCAACAAAAAGCAATTGACCAAATCAATGCAATCGCAGAAACAGTCGACGGCTTAGAAGTTGTGTTTATTGGTGGCGGTGGCATTAAAAACCCAAAAAGATAATGAAACAAATCTTTAAAAACTATTTGTATTTAGTTCCAATAGTTATGCTATTAGCCACTATTGCAAGTAATTTTTACGATTACAAATATTATCAACTTGAAAAGTCTTTAGACTATATTCTTTTAGGAAACTGCGTTGGTTACTCATTAATGACCGACGCAGTTTTTTTATATATTTTTTGGTTTAATAAATCCTATTGTTGGGTTACTAGATTGTCCCCTTTTGCCTTAATTATTGTAAACCTTACCGATATTTTAGGGGTGTTTATTTCATACCCTAAATACCAATTTCTATTCAATATTTCAATTTGTTTTGTAGCTATATTATTATCTATTATCTTTGAAATATCTAAACGCAGAAATAATGAATCATAGCTTGCAGACCACAGCACAATTACACGAGGTTATTTCGTGGAATGACGCTACAATAGTCGGAATATTAATAGCAATTATATTGGCTTTCGGAATGACGATTATATATCTTTATAAGAACGTAGAACGTTTGAATAAAGACCACATGACTGAATTAAGACAGTTTAATGAAACGTTAATCAAAGTAAATAATAGTTACAATGATTTCGTTAAGAATATGATTGAATTGAAAAAATGATGTGTACAGCAAATCCAGACGACAAACACGAATTGAAACAAGAACTACGCAAAACAATGGCACAGTTGGACAAGTCAATTGAAAAAGCCAATAAGAGTTTTTGTGATTCAATATTTTATTATTTTAAAACACCTAAAAAATGAGCAAATTACACTACCTAGTCGAAAATCATCCATTCTTTTCAGCATTCTTTTTTTGTGTATTGGTAGTTGGATTTTTATATGTACGTTACGCTGATAAATGTAAATTATGAAAAACGCAATCATTACAATTTGGTTTAACATTGGCGTTAATGTGATTGGATTACCACAATGGCATAAGCATGAAGTATATAAAAGCATGCATGCAAATCACGTTTTAAAAAGCAAATTTCATAAATAAACAACTATGATATTCATAAGTGCGGGACACAACCCAAAAGGAATTAAAACAGATTCGGGAGCAGTCGGAAACGGTTATCGTGAAGCTGATTTAGCAGTAGAATTTAGAAACTTGGTTACTACAAAACTTGACGCTTTAAAAGCTAAGTACGTTACTGATAATGACGATGAAAGATTGGCGCAGTATTTAGAGCGGATTAAAACGGGTAATGGTAGCGTTGTATTAGAATTTCATTTTGATGCTTCAGATAAGCCAACGGCAACTGGCACCACTTCAATAGTTGGTAGTGATGCAGACCGTTTAGATAATGCTTTCGCTAAAGAATTGGTAAATGCTGTTTCAACAGTTCTTGGAATTAAAAACAGAGGTGTTATAAATGAAAGCGATTCACACAGAGGTCGTTTAGGTTTAATGCGTGAGAATGGAATTGTATCTTTATTAGAATTATGCTTTATATCAAACAAAACAGATTTAGAAGCGTATCATAAGAACAAACAAATATTAGCTAGTCAGATAGCTTTAATATGCGTTAAATACGATGCTATGATATGAACCTATTCCCCGCTGGAAACTTCAAACAATCACAGTTAACCGCTTCAATTAGAAAAACGGTAAAGATAACTAGATTTGAGTTTGTCAAGCATGGTAAGGATTATGTAAGAGTTGAAAAAGTGATTAATAAATGGTACGGTAAAGCACCGATTGAAGATGATATATCGTAACCTTTGGGAGAATGTTTACGATTATTAAACCGCTGAAACCTACTAGGCGGTTTTTTTATTCCCAAACATAGCAATTATATGAAAATAGTTTTGTAGGTTTGCAAAGTAAATTAGGTGAGATAATCTCATCATCTTTGTAACTTAATTTAATTCGCCCTGACCGGTATTTGTTAAGTTTAAAAAACATCAACCCACTCGCCCAGAGTGGGTTTTGTAATTTATATTGTTTCTAAACTCAAAAGTATATACATTTGCTATTCGCTACAATAAGATATTTGCCTCCTTTGTTTGTAGCGGACATTGGAGGCTTTTTTTTAATTTAAAAATTTATGAGAACACAAGAAGAAATTGACATACAGATTGCTGGTTTAGAAAAAATGAAAAATTCTTTACCAGAGTTTAATTATTTTGGAGAAAACAATTGGTTGCCGATTGATGCGAAAATTGATATTCTTAGCGGTGGTAGTTACGACGATTATGCTGACGAAGAATATAATATTGAATCGGCAGCAGACTCGGCTAGAGATTGGTTAGAGTACGATGTAGATGAAGATTTGTTTGAAGAAGACTAACAACCCCAATCGAAAGCCTCGAGGTCAACAGTCGGGGCTTTTCGTTTTAAAATTATAAGGATTATGTTTAAAGACTTCAACATAGACAATTACGAAAAAAAGTTTTTAGAATTAGGTTTTGAAAAGACCGAAGAACAACACGAATATTTTTGCGAGTATTGCGATACTGAACATTATGGTGATGTATTTGTAAAAGATGGTAGAAAGTATTATTTTGATTACGATATGAAAGACGTAATTGAAATTGATTATTAAACCACCCACGAAACACCGAATTTATTAATTTAAAATACATAGGAAATGGAAAAATTCAAGCCGTCCGCAACTGACTTTGTAGGCAATATTAAAAAACAAATGGAAAACTTTATTAAAAACAGCGAGGTTTTAGATAAAGAAACAAAAGATAAGCTTACCCAAGAACTTGGCAACAATTGGTATGATGTTAGATTTGATGGCGAGATATTTATTGAAGACGCTATTAAGTGGGCGCAATACAAATGGCAACAACAGAACTTTGAGCAAATGCAACTTTGGAAACAAATAGTAATTGCAAACGCTTCGGTAAGTAACGACCCACAAGATGTCGCTGATAAAGTTATCGATGCTTATAGAAAAGAATGGGATGTTTAACCGAACCAACCATAACCAAATGAAAACACATCTAATTTACTTAACGATTAAAAAATAGAGATATGGAAACGAAAGCAATGATTTTCGCAATTACAGCGCATAATTCAGTAAATCATACTTACGACAACAAACCTTATTCAGTTCACTTGACTATGGTAGCAAATGTCGCTAGAAAATACATAGATATTATACCATACCAATGTCAAGATGAAGTTTTATCTGCTTGTTGGTTACATGATACGATTGAAGACTGTAGATTTACTTATAACGATATTAAAAGAGAATTTGGAGAAAATGTTGCAGAAATAGTTCATGCTGTTACAAATGATAAAGGTAAAAACCGTTATGAAAGGGCTGGCACAAAATATTATGACGGCATAAGAATAACTAAATGGGCAACATTTGTGAAACTTTGCGATAGGCTTGCCAATATTCAGTATTCAGCACAAACAAAATCAAAAATGTTAGAAGTTTACCAAAAAGAACATTTACATTTTATCGATAGTCTACTGCCTCTTTCAAGTAATAAAGGTCAGTACAAGGATTTAATAAACGAAATGAAAACTACTTTGCAAATATTAACGCCAATAACCAAATGAAACGAGAAACCATCCTAACAATCCTACTTGCTATTGCTGTATTGTTGTTATTGAAAGAATGCAATAGCAACGGCAAAGATATAACTTTCAAAACCAAAGAAGTGAAAGGTGGTTTTGAAATGGTAAAGCCGAAGCAAACGGAAATAGTGCCAAAGACTGATAAAGTCAATAAATACGGGCATGGCCAAGAAGTGCCATTTGTGGCCAACACTAAAAACGATTCAATCAACACCAAACTACTAGCCGAAAACGAAGCGTTAATCAAAGCGTTTGCAACTTACACCGATTCAGTAAAGCAAGCGAAATACAACGAAGCAATATCGTTAAAAGACTTTTCGCAAACATTCAACGATACATCATTAACTGTTAATGTATTTGGCAAAGTTCGTGGCGAAGTAATAGGCATCGGAATGAACTACACAATCAAACCACAAACAATAAACGCAACCCTAAAACAATACACCGTGTTTTTAGGCTTAAATGCCGTTTCTAATCCATCATTTTCAAATACTGCTGTATTGCCTACTATTTCGTATTTAAACGCTAAAGGGATGCTATTCACGGCTGGTAAGGATATAATTTGTAATGATTGCTATATGGCTGGGTTGCAAACAAGGATTTTTAGTATTAATCGGGTGAAGAAGTAGCCTTGCTAATAACGTTTCTCGGCTTTAAGAAGTGGCGAATAAACAAGCAAAAACTTCGATTAAGCCTAAAATATAAAGATAAAAAACAAATTTTAAATTAATAACCGAACCCGCTTTTTTGCCAAACACTTGTTATAAGAAGCAGCGGTTATAAGCAGCTTAAAGATGGAAATAACTATTGAAAAATCAACGGCGGAACTTTACAAGCTTCGTGGAACCAACGGAAGTTTTGCTAATATCAGTTTAGACTATTCAGAAAAACAAGGCAGAATTTCAATTTCAACTGACTATGGTAATTGGTCTTACTATTGGGGCGCTTGTGGTTCTGCATTTAAAGAATTCCTTATTGGACTTAATATGGAATATGCAGCAGGAAAATTTGGCGAAGGTCAATTTTTTGATCATGTGGCTACATTAAATTATCTGCAAACCAGAATCAAAGAAAATTCAGAAAACAAAGAGCATAAGCGAAAATTGAAAGATGAACTTAAAAGCTTGGTCGATTGTGAGGATAAAAGTTCTTTTATTGCTCAAATGTGGAACTGTTCAGAAATAATGAAGCTTGAAGATAATTGTCCAGATTTGGTTACTGGTATAAGTCCAGGCTTCAAATACTTCTGGGAAAATCTTTGGTCGAATTTCATTCAATCTTTGAAAGAAGAACTTGAAACGATGCAGCCTGCATAAGTTGCTTATAACGAGTGACCGCTAAACGAAGTTGCGGTCCAAGCGGAACGAGTTCTCTCCGCTACGATAAAAAATACTTCGTGAAAACATAATGTCCGGCTACCGTAAACCCGCAATTTCGATTAGCGGCGGTTATGAGATGTTTCATAACTTAGACGAGTAAAATTAAATAACAATATCATGAAAAAGCCTTTTAAAATGAATACATCTGATATCGCGGCGACTTGGTTGAACGATCCAGAATTGGCAAAAAAGCCAATTTTTAATGTTTTTATGGACAAATTCTTAGAGAACGCTAGAACTGAATTTGAAGATAGATTAAAAAGTTATCTATACGCAAGTCTTGCCCACAACGGATTTGAGTTCCTATCTGATGATGAATTTTTCGAATTCATTAAAGAGCGAGTACATCGCATTGGATTTGAAGGAAGCCCGATGAAATATCAATTTTATCTCGATTTTGTAGATGAAAAAAACCGTGGAGTTTTTCTTGGAGAATATTCCGAAGAAGTAAAAATTTCTCATGAAGGAAATGTAATTACCGCCACGATTGGCAGAAATATCTCATAACGTTTTGCAACTTGGCGATGGGGCAAAGTTCGGGACTGCGGACTTTCGGCTACCAAAAAAGTTGATGCGAAAGATAAACGTGAATTTACCACATATTTTGCCCTATTGCCAAATTGCTGTTGTGCGATGGTGCTTTTAAATATCAACTTAATAAATTATAAAAATGAAAATACAAGAAAACTACTTTTACAAATTAGATAATTTAAAAGAAGTAAAAGTGATTTGGAAAAAATACGATAAAGCCAATATTTTAGAAATTGGAATTGAATATCCAACTGCAATAGTTGATTTAGATAGATTTTCAGGAATACCAATAACTAAAGAATGGTTATTGAAATTTGGTTTTTTTATTGTAAAAACAAACGGACTTATTGAAGCGACATTGCCTAATTTTAGATTTACTTTAAATCAGGTAAAAGATTATAGCGGATTTTTCTTTTGCGAAAATGAAAACGTGCTTATGAATATTGATTACGTACACGAAATTCAAGATTTGTTTAGTGCTTTTTTAAAAAGGGATTTAGTCTTTTCTGATGCGGTTTCGTAGCATCTCGCACAACGTTTTGCGTATATGAGAAGTGGCACTTGTAGAATGTTGAAATTAAAGCACAAATGTTTCTGTGCCATTTCTTATATACGTTGTTACCTGCTGGTGCGGTTTATTTAGCAGGATATTGATTTGAAAACGAAAAGAAAATTTAAAAAGTTTTAGAGTATGAAATATATGGGAAGTAAGGCGAGGTTTACAAAAGAGATTTTGCCGATTATTTTAAAAGATAGAAAGCCTGAACAATGGTATATTGAACCATTTGCAGGCGGAATGAATGCCGTTTGCGAGGTGCAAGGAAATAGGATTGCTAATGACAAAAATTTGCATCTTATAGCAATGTGGAAAGGGTTATCAGAAAATCGTGAAAGACCAAACGATATTTCAAAAGAATTGTACGATAAAGCAAGAATCGAATACAACAACGGAACAAACATAGAATTTGACGATTTTATGATTGGTTGGATTGGTTGGATGGGTTCAGCAAATGGAAGATTTTTTGATGGTGGATATTCAGGTAAATCAAATACAAAAATTGGAACTGTTCGTGATTATATTAAAGAAGCAATAAGTAATATTGAAAAGCAATTACCAAAAATGATAGGCGTTCAATTTGAGAATAAAGATTATACTGAATTGGAAATACCTAATGAAAGTATTATTTATTGCGATATTCCGTATCAAGGAACAAAACAATATTCAACATCAAAAGACTTTAATCATTCAAAATTTTGGGATTGGTGTAGAGAAAAAGCGAAGCAAGGACATACAATTTTTGTAAGTGAATATAATGCACCTGCTGACTTTGAATGTGTTTGGCAAAAAGAGGCAAAATCTTCTTTATCGGCAAACGGAAAAATCGGAGGAAATAAGGTGAGTGTGGAAAAACTTTTTAAATTTAAAAAATGCGATTGTTGTATCCCTAAGCCAATTGACCCATACAATGAAATAGATAAAGAAACTTGTCGTGATTGTGGAAATTATATTCCATTAGAAAGATTAATGTAGCACTTGCAGGTAACGATTTGCAGATTGCCGAAGGTGGCGAAATCGAAGCACTAAACTTGATATAAACACAAATGTTAAACCGAAGCACAACAGTTGATATTAGCACTAAATCGCCACTTTTGGCAATGTGCTGTTATAAGCCGTTTTTCTTCACAAATCTTAATTAAAATGGCAGGAATTGATAAAACTTACACAAAATCTTATGAAGATTACAAAGAGTTTAAAACTTGGGCTAACAAGCAAACACTAACCTTTTTCAATGGGCATAAAGTCTGTATTGGTAATTGGGTTTGGGATTATGAAAAAGAAGATTTTGATGGCGGTGAAATACCTATTATGAACACACCAACTTGGTTGGATATTTATCTTATTCAAAATTGTAAAAGCGATTTTGTTTTAGATAGAATGAAATCTGTTTATAGTGAAGAATCTTATAAAGAGTTTCAAAGTATTGATTTAACAGCACCTCCATCAGAGGATTTTAAACAAAACAGAAAAATCACTATTAAAAAGAGTGATAGAACTAAATTTCCGCTACACAAAAAACCTTATGGTGGTAAAACAAAATGGTGGTTGCAATGTAATGATAATTTTGGGTACGATGATGAAACTAATGTTTGGTCAAGTTATAATAATTACTATCCACACAATACAAATACTGCACATATTAAAAGTATTAAAGGAATTGTAAGACACCTAAGAAAACAATATTTACCAAAATGGATTACTTTTAATATTATCGGCAGGTATGTTGGTGAGGACTATTTGGTGTCGGTGTCCTAAAATGGCTTATAACTCACCGCTACAACTGACTTTATCATACAAAGCTACCTAAATTGATATGCTTTGTATGATTCACCCACAACCGCTGTAACAAGCGGTTGCTTTATTTAGATTAAATATAAATAGAATGGTTTGTGTGAAATAATGGTAGTTATTTTTGGTAACTACAAAAACGGTTGTATATTTGTACTCAGATAACAACAATTAAAAAATAGAAATTATGACAACTAAAGCAATTAACCCAGAATTATTAAGTGACACAAACGATTTTTCATTTAAAATGTTTAAATCTGAATCAGTAGACCAAATTGATGTGTTTCATAAAGGTCAAAGAATAGCTATATTAAACGGGATATCTGCTCCTTTTCAATGGACTGCAAAAAATGGCACGGTAAAATTAGCAGTTGTTGAAAAGTTAGAAAAAATGGTTTTAAGGTTAATTAAAAAAACACAAAAATAAACCAAATCAGGGGTGCGACTGTAACGCACATTTTATATGAACAAAAAAGAACACCGCAAAAAAAAATTCTTTGGGAACTATAAATATTCTCAAGAAGATATTGACGCTCACGGGTCAAAAGAAAATTTAAGGAAAGCTATTATAGCAGTCCGAGATTTAAACAAAGAAGCATTAACAGAATTATTAAAAAAATAGGAGTATGTTTTATCTATATGTAGAATCAAAACTAGGTAACGGGTTTCAATTTATCCCGTTTGATAATTTACCAAAGCTAAATTTATTCAAAACAAAAGTTGACGAAACGGGGTTATTTAATACTAATATTATTATTCCATGACACCAGTAAACCCAAACACCCCGTGCGCACTAGAGCAAGAAACGGGAGCAATTATAAGAGCATTGCAGAAT